GGGTCCACCACGGTCACAATCTATGATAATCTTGGTCTTTCTCACGATATAAAATTCTCCAGGCCCACGGAAGTTCCTGTGTATGTCGAAATAGAGATTGAGATAATAAATCTTAGTATTTGGCCCACAGATGGACCGGATCAAATCAAAGAAGCCATTCTTCTTTATACTTCATCTGGTGCCGCAGGCCTTGGAATATCGAGTCTTTATGATCAAGACGGTTACACCCCGGGCCAAACAGTTTATGCGAATGAATTGTATATCCCCATAAACACAGTGCAAGGCATGAAGGTAAATAGCGTTTTTGTCGGCCTTTCAGTTTCTCCCACGGGGAATACAGCGACGATAGATTGGGATGAAATAGCAAGTTTTGACGCTGATAATATCTTGATCACGGTGGCTTAATGAATGAAATCCAGATAACCACTGAAGATTTAGCCACACGAGCCCACGGAACCATTCTAAACCAGTGGAAAGACAAGACTGTTTTCGTTGATCTCATAAATAAACTTGCTACAGAATTTCAGTTTTTACTTGATACAATACACGATGTTATAAAGAAAAGAACATTGTATAGTTCTGAAGGATGGATTGTAGATGTTCTCGGGAAAATTGTAGGCCAGAAACGCGAACTTATCGACGCCGGAGCTTATACGTGGTTTGCTTTTGATACCCCTGGAAAAGGTTTTGATCAGGCTCCGATGTGGGTTTCAACGGCACCTTTAACCGGGAATTATCTTGCTGGAGACGTTGACTATAAACGATTGATAGAAGGGAAAATATACCGTAACCATATTAAATATGGATCTATTCCTGAAATACAAGAGTTTATAAGGAAATCTTTTGGTATCGAATCATCCGTTGAACTTGTTGATATAATGACAGTTCGTATATGGGTAGAGGAATCAACCGATGATAACACAATAAATTTTATTGGACGATATACAACAAATGGGATTGACTCAGATAGACGGTATTTTATTCCATTGCCCGCAGGTTACCAAATCTCTGAAGTTGTAAGATATCATGAATCGGTTACATTTGGTGGGGATTCCACTCTTTTTGATGGCAGTTCGGTTTACTGGTAGGAGAAAAAATCATGTCTGACAGGTCTGAAATAATTGGTGGAATTTGGGCGGAAGGTGCATCTAATGCCCCGTCGTCCCCCGTAGAGGGCGAAACTTATGCCAAAAGTAATATGTCGGAATCCGACATTATTAATGCTTATGGATACAAATCAACTCCCGACGTAGCAAAATTCAACGAGATTTTACGCAGAATAACAACGATTTTAACCTTACTTGAATCCAATGGGGTTCTGCCATGGTGTCCAAATACTACATATGAACAAGGCGGCCTTTGCATTGGATATAACGGCTTTACATACAGATCTCTTCTTGGCGCGAACACAAATAACAATCCTGTAACAACAGGGAGCCCTTGGTGGGACATGATTACCTTGCTACAGGCATCCGAGTCCTTGGCAGGGAAAGCAAGACTCGCCACATTATCGGAAGTTTTGACCGGCACCGGGACAAACACAATAGTTACACCTGTGAATCTTGATCAAAAAATAGACCAAGAGATCTCAGCCATAAACGAATCTTGGCAAACAATGACACTTTCAAATAGTTGGGTTGCCGATTATGCGCGGTATCGAAAAATAAACAATGGGACTTCGGTACAAATCCAGATCCAGGGGCTTGACGGTGCATCTGCCACATCGTCCGTTTTTTTTACATTCCCGTCAGGGTATCGACCTATTTATGGTGCAAGCCTTTTACATTTGCATCCTATTCCAGGATCAATAACGGCTGGAAACGACATAACAAAATGGTATGACTTTTACATAACGAAATCAGATGGGACAATTCGCGGCCTCAATGCGGCTTCATCGGGCTATGAATTTAATATTGATTTTATATTTAACATTTAAGGGACATCCATGAGAAAATTAGCCCTTTTAATCTTGTTAGTATTGATTCCGTCAATCTGCTTTTCTGGAACGGCAAATACTGTTCGAACAGATGCTCAAACAACAGACCAAGTTCCTGTATATCGCCCATCTCTCGGCGGATCTCTTGGCTCTTCAAACCCAAATGCTTATTTTAGGCTCTCTCTTGGCGATATCATTGAGGATCTTGTTGGGGAAATTGGCGGGTCTATAAATACATGGCTATCCGGATCTGGCGCACCTTCGGACGCGACAGGAAATGATGGCGATTATTACCTTGATACGGTGTCAAGTGCATACTATGGGCCGAAAACATCCGGTTCTTGGACGGGGACGGGCCCTATATCTCTTATTGGGCCAACTGGTGCCACAGGCCCCCAAGGCCCGAAGGGTGACACCGGGGACACCGGCCCTCAGGGGTTGAAGGGTGACACCGGGGACACCGGCCCACAGGGTCCGAAGGGCGATACCGGGGACACCGGCCCGGCTGGTGCGGATGGAATCGGAGTTCCAGCCGGAGGCACAACGGGGCAAATTTTATCCAAAAAAACCGAAACGGACTATGATACCCAATGGGTCAATCCGACAGGAACCGCTGACGCTGTTTCATTTACACCGGATGGAAACATTGAGGCTACAACAGTACAAGGAGCAATAGCAGAACTCGATGGAGAAAAACAAGCGAATATAGGTTATACGCCTGAAAACACATCAAACAAAGCTACTGATCTAACAACGCCGGATAATACTAAATATGCTACAACACTCGCAATTTCAACGGCTCTCGGATTAAAAGAAGATGCTGACTCCGATATAACAAAGGCGAACGAATCTGAAACAATAACCGGGACATGGGCTTTCCCAGATTCGGCATACAATGTGTCAACATGGGATGGAGTCAATACGGCTGTCACAAAAAACTCATTCCGTGATTATATGTTCAACTTTGATTCAGACGGAGATGGTCTTTTTACAGATGAGTCATGGTTTCCCACTGTTTTTGATCCAGCCTCCCCAGGGACAATAGGCGGAACAACTCCTGGCATCGGGTATTTCACTACTTTAAGCGCTTCCGAATATACATCAAGCGCGGCAGATGGCGACCGTGGAATAATCCTTCCAGAGAATACATCAAAAACACCGGGCACTGGCCTTGTGGAAATATACAACGAAGCCGGTCAATTAAAATATTCAGAAAATGGCGTTGAAAAAGATTTCCTTGAAATCGACGACTCTTCATCGGCTTTAACAACCACCTATTCATCATCGAAAATTCAAGAGCTTATATCTGGGGTTTCTGGAGCCGCTGGCTATGTCTCGCCGCCGACCTATTCAGATGATCCGGGAACAGATGGTCAATATTCGTGGGATGAAAGTTTTTTTTATGCTCACAAAAACGGATCATGGGATAAATTTGCGGTTACTTGGGCTGGCATGAGTCCAGCACCGACGGTTCCGACACTAACAAGTCTAACAATTCCATCAAGTGGTGATACAGCAACCGCCGTATTTTCAGAGGCTGTTTCATTTGGGGCTGGCGGATCTGGCGGCTGGACGCTCAACAATCCATCAAACGCGATGACCTACGCAAGTGGGTCAGGAACAGACACGATTGTTTTCAATCTTGCATCGACAATCTTGTCAACAGACACGCCGACTGTTTCATACACCCAGCCGACAAACGGCTTTGAATCTTCGGACGATGGGGTTGATCTTGCCTCTATACCGAGTGCGAGTGTTACGAACAACAGCACACAGACTGGCGTGGATTATTCAGATATTCTTCTTTACTGGGGTGCTGAAAATTCGTCAACCGCTGATAAGCCTGCCGGACTTACAGCAACGACATCAACTCTTACATACCAAACAAGCCCAAAACTGGCCGGGTCGTATAGTGCAAAATACACGTCGTCGGCGTATGACCGTGTGCAATGGACTAACACATCAGATGCAATTTTTGACCGTGATGGGGGACGAGTTGGTTTATGGATTACAACAGGATCGACAATAACGGATGATGCCACGTATTTTGAAGCTGCCTATGATGCAACTAACTATGTCCGGCTTCGGAACCGTGGAAATTCTGGATTAGAAGTTTTGTGGAAAGGGGATGGCGTTACGTACCAAGCATATTTTACGGCTGGAATATCCCCCTCCACCTCATATTACGTTGAGTTTTCATATGGGGTAACAGGAGTAAGAATAATGATTAATGGAGTGTCACAATCTCTTTCTGAAATCGGACAATATACTGCCATGACGGGCGCTACTGAGAATGGCACCGTATCGGTTGGGGCGGCAGTATCTCTACCTTCATCCCCAGAGGGCGGCAGCTATGACCAAATCATTATTTCTAACGACCCAGATAGAGATATATACGCAATTCGGGCCGAAACAAACATGGAGTAAAACATGATAAAAAAAATACTCATCTTGATACTACTTGCCCCTTCGGTTTGTTTTGGCGCTATATCTGAAGTGTCCATTGTTGGCGGTAGTTTCACAATAAGCGGATCAGATTTTGGGAGCAATTCAGAGGGCGAATGGCTTGGAGACAACATAGAGGATGGTGTTGAAGGTGAACCTTTTACGAAAACATCATGGAACAATTATTACAATAACAAGGCTACTTATTCGGACACTGATAAACATAGTGGATCTAAATCAATTTTATTTGATTTTTATGATAATGTATACGCGCGTGCCCTTGTTTTTGATTACGGGGCAACGGAAGTAACTGAATCCTACATGACAGCGTGGGTAAAAATACAAAAGAATGATGATGCTCACACATTTCAATGGAAAAATTGGAAAATTAAAGACACTCCGGGTTACGATTTTCAGACAACTATATACGGAGAGAATTGGCACTATGACACAACGGGTTGGGGCAACACAAGCGTTATGGTTATGCGAAATACTATAACGGACCAATCTTCAAAACGTACTGTTGTTAAAGATGGTTTTCTCTTAAATGAGTGGCAAAGATTGGAGGCTTATTATAAAAAAAGCAGCGCACTCGGTGTTAATGATGGGGTTTTTGAATGGCGGCGCGTAGGCCGTGCCAGTGGAGAGGTTATTGTTTCAAACTATAATATCATAACACATGACTCAACAAACGAAAACCAATTGTATAGATATATTTTTCTTGGGCATTATTATGGGAATCTTTTGAATAGCGACAGCTCTCCTTATGCTGGCATAAGGGACGCAGAGATATATTATGATGACATCTATATTAGCAGATCAAGATCACGTATAGAAATCGGCAACCACGCCGTATTCGCGAACTGCACTCACCGCGAAATACAACCAGCCATTACATGGTCTGATACCGGCATAACCGGGACATTCAACCAGGGAAGTTTTAATAACGGCGACACGGTTTATTTCTTCGTGGTTGATGAGGACGGTATTCCGTCTGATGGTTATCCAGTGACGATTGGTGGAGATCCGTCAATCGCGAATCCGATTGTCGAAATACTCACAGAATCGGGCCAGACCACAGCGGCATCAGTTTTCATAATAACGGGAACCGCAACAGCCGATACAGGCCAAACGATTTCAGGTGTGACATGCTCTGGCCAGACGGTAACGCCCAATGATGGAACATGGGACGAACAGGTTGAGTCGTTTACTTGTCTTGCGAATCTTTCTCTCGGGGAAAACGTTCTGATTTTTATAGGATCAGATGGGACAAGAACAGGAAGCGATTCAATAACAATCACAAGAACCATCCCCGGAGAATATACAACCCGAGGCGCTGGTTTTTCAATAAAAGGTTGCACTTTAAAATAAGGAGTAAAAAATGGCCGTTGAGCTTGACACAGACGGGAATAAAGCAATTGACATAAACCTTGGTGGCACAAATGCAAAAACAGCGAGTGAAGCTCTTTCTAATCTCGGAGGCCAGCCGTATGATGCTGATTTGGATATTCTTTCAAGCGGGACATTTAGTCAAAAAAGGGCATTAATTGAGGCATTTGCAAAGCCAGTTCTCGGAGTCGATGCCCTTAGAACCACAATGGCTGATTTTGATGGCGATGCAAGATATCTAACATATCATACATCAATTGGAGATGGCGGCCATGGAATGGTTGTATGGGACTCAACATCGACAGCAGCAGACGATAACGGTGTTACGATAGCCGTAACGGGTGTTGCAACTGGAAGATGGGTTAGGCAGTTAAACGGTTTTGTAACGCCGGAAATGTTTGGTTGTGACGGTATTGACGACCATGTTCAGATACAGGCGGCTGTTAACACTAAAATGAATGTTATCGGTGGCGGGCCAACAAAGACTTACAACATAGGCGAAAAAATAATATTACCTCCGTTGGATAATACAACTCTGTATCGAAAGCAGCAAATCATCGACTTTAGAGGCGCAACGATGTATGCCGCTTCTGAGATTGATGCATGTTTTGAGCTCACATCCGGCCCATGGCCGTTAAACAACACCAGGAAACGAATCCTCAATGTCATATTTCGCGGCTTTATCAACGACTGCATCTTGTTGACAGGTAATCATCACTGGGGTCACGAGTTCGCCTTTTTATCCACTGTTGGTGGACCTGGCGTTGGGGCTTTCAATTCGGTCGTGCACATTCAAAATACATTGATGGGGTCTGGCGCAAATCCGGGCCTTATCAGCATTCACGATATCTGGGGGCTTTCTTCAACAACACTTTCCGTTATCAAGATGAGTAGTGACAACCCTGTCCAGATTGATGATCTAACTGTAAAGCGCGTTTATGTGGGCGATATACCTATTGTGGACGGGACCAAAACCGTATTGATTTATGCACACGTCGAAGACTGCTATGGTCAAAGCCACGGCGTTAATCTTGCCAATGACGGCAGTTATATGACTAAATCTACCATTGAGGGTATTTATATTGAAGCGAAGAACGCCGATACTTATGGCTTTAATGGTATAGGGATCAATAATGTCTTCGATAGAATTAATATGTACGTCCCAGATCATACAATTCAGACAGGATGTCAGGCTGTTAGGCTTTTATCCGGAACACTCGGAAAAAGCAACGACAATAGCATAGGACCGGTATCACTCATATCGTCGGCCTTGGGCGTAGCTCCGTATGCGACAGTGCCATACCCTATTGTTTATATTCAAGCCGGCTATAGGAATAAGATAAAAGGTATCAATCCGGACTATCTTGTAAACGCTGTGGAATACGGGAGCACGGACTATTCCGCTTTTACGGGAACCGTTAGTATTGATAGCCCGAAAAACGTGAATAAAAGCGCAACATACAATTTAACACTAAACGATAACGGATTCACTTTTACAAATGACTCGGCAACGGCCAATGTCCTACTATACCTCCCGTCGGCGCAGGTTGGGCTTAAGTACACTTTTTATAGAACGAATGCAACATACACCATACGAGTGCTAAACTCATTTGGGCATACCATTAACGGGATCGGAACGTCCATCACGTTATCCGCGCAGTACGATTGTATTACTCTTGAGTGTATAAAAACGGGTCAATGGACTATAACGGCGCAGAATAACGCGCCTACAACCCCATGAGGCTTCACATAATGAAACCATTCGATAACATTTGCCATGCGTGTTTGACTGCGAGTATGTGTTTCATGCCGCATATTTTTGAGCTTGCAAAATGAATATTTCAAAATTAATAAAAGAATCGTCAGAAAAATACAATCTTGAATTAAACAATGGATTGTATTTTTTTGATGACGCAACTCTTGGAATGATCATAAATTCCTGCGGGCCGAAGGGAATCGGGGATAAAATTGTACCAGATTCAATTCTTGGAGTTCGAATCACAGTGGCTTGTCAGATCCATGATTTTGATTATTTCGTCGGTCAGACGTTCGAAGATAAGAAGAACGCTGACCGACGATTTCTTGAGAATATGAGAAAGATCATTGAGTATGAGTCAAAGTTCTGGCCCTTGAAATATATCCGGTTAAAAATAGCAAAGGGATATTACGATGCCGTTAAATACGCTGGATATGAAGCATTTCAAGACAAGTCACTTTGATTTATTGGGGTCAAGTTCCATCTCAAGATTGTCAATAAAATCACTGAATTTATCCTCTTTTTCATAACCTTCACAATGATGAACGGTGCATGTCGCCCGGCTTTTGCATGATCTGCAAATTTCGGGAAATGCACCAACACTTTCTTGTGCCATATCAAGTGGCATGTATCCTGTTGTCATTTTTCAATCTCCTGTTCTTGGCATTCTTCTATGTAATACAGATCATTTTTAAAAACAACAAAATCCAACTCTTCCAATGGGTAAATATCACACCAGTCATCATATTTACCACCAATCCAAATATCAGTTCCAAACCAATTTAATATAATTAAATACATATCATCATAGAACACACAATGACATTTTTTCAAAAAATCATGAATGACACCGCCTTCGATTTTTATTTCATTCGATTTTAGAACGGATATAAAAGTTTCTACTGTTAGGCTGTATGGCTTGCAATCATCCATTATTTTTCCCTCCATGCTATAACGTTTTCAAGACCTATTAAATCCCAGCCTTTTTTGACTGTGTATTTCCGTGAAACTTTGTGATGGCCCGGGACATCAATGATGTATACGAGACATCCGTATAGACCGTCTATTCCAGGTTCATCATAACCGGGTTTAAATTCTTTTGGTAAGTTCATTTTGGTTCACGCGATTTTGAAAGCCTTTCGGCCATTTCACGTTTTTGATCATCTGAAAGAACTCGTTTTACCCTAAACGGATTCTTTCCAAATCTGTAATCATAAAGAGGGCATGAGTTTTCACCTCCGCATGATTCAACATCTTTCCAAGACCCTACACATTGAACGCAATGTTTCCTGATGCTTTTTAACGGGCTCACATATTCTTTTTCCATAATCCCTCCTTTTTATTTCAAATCAATTTATCACACAGGGCGAAAAAGTCAACACAATAATTTTTTCACAAAACAAACTTTTTGTGATTGACATTTAAAACCGTTTTGATATTGTACTTTTTAAAGGAGATCCGACATGGACAAAAACGCTCAGATTAAAAAACGGTTTATTAAATTCTTAAAAGACAATGGAATTTTTTATCTTTATAGATTTAATACCATGAAATGGCATGGGAAGAAAATAAAAACCATGCCTGAAAGATTATTTTATTTTTTCCCGTGGTCTACGGCTGAAATGTTCGGATATTTCAATTCCATCGAGAGTTATGATTTCTGGGAAAAACAACATGAAAAATGGATCGAAATTTTAAAGGAGGAATTTGACTATGCACGATAATATGAAAATATGGGAGAATCTAAAACAAGTCCCCCCTACATGCGCCAAACAAATTCAAGCAGGGCGACTGAAAGGTATGACCGATATAAAACCACAATGGCGAATCCAGGCCATGACAAACCAATTTGGGCCATGTGGCGTTGGTTGGAAATATACTATTGATAAACAATGGATAGAGCAAGGTTCAGACGGGAACGTGTTCGCTTTTGTTAACATTTCGTTGTATTTTAAGCATGATTCAAAATGGAGTGACGCCATACCAGGGACGGGTGGATCAATGCTTATAGTCAAAGAAAAAAATGGTCTACATAACAACGATGAATCATACAAGATGGCCCTTACAGATGCTCTGTCTGTTGCCATGAAATCTATAGGAGTGGCCGCCGATATATATTTAGGCGCATTCGATGGATCAAAATACAATAACACATCTGATCTTACAAACGACCCCATAGAAAAAATAAGTTTAAAACAAGTCTCTGAATTGACAGATCTTATTCTTGAATCTGCATCGAATGAATCTAAATTTTTGGGATATATGGGGGTTGAAAATATTGAAGATATAACAACTAATAACTACGAAAAAGGCAAAAAAGCGCTTTTAGCCAAAATAGAAGGGATGAAGAAATGATCATCATCCGAGACATCGAACAGGGAAAGCCAGAATGGGACCAACTCCGTCTTGGAATCCCCACAGCTTCAAAGTTTGGAGATATCATCACGGCAGATGGCAAGCATTCAAAAAGCCGTCAAGCTTATCTTTATCGCCTTGCAGGTGAGCGTATCACAGGTCAGGTTTACAAGGGATGGCATGGGGACGTTTTCGACCGTGGTCATGAGATGGAACAGGAGATTAGAGAAACATACGAATTTATAAAAGATTGCAACGTTGAAACCGTGGCTTTTATTTATAAAGACGAAATAAGAAGATTCGGAGTTTCTCCAGATGGAATTATGATCGATCTTAAAGGTGGTTTCGAGGCAAAGTCAGCCGCACCGAATGTTCAGGCTGAAAGACTTCATAAAGGCTGGACAGGCGCGGAACACCACAGGCAAGTTATGGGCTGTCTGCTTGCTACTGGATTTGAATGGTGGGATCTTGTTTCATATTGCCCCGGCATGAAACCGGTAATCAAAAGATTCTACCGTGATGAAAAGTTTCTTGAAATCCTTGAAAATGAAATCAATATATTTTGCGATGAACTTGACGAGATCGTAAGGGCCATATCATGAAAAAACTTGATTATAAAATGACCGGTGATGTTCTGAACGGGATGACCCTTGAAGCAGCAGCAGATAAACACGGATACGCCTCAAAACAATCGGCACAATATACTTTCCGTTTGACCGTTGTCAAATTTTTTCTTCCATCTGAAAGGTCTGAAATTGATAAAAACAACCATGATTTGAGATGGTTAAGAAAAAGGTATAAACAGACACAAAATGAATATTTCAAACTTTAAGGAGAAGAAAATGAAAACTATGAATTATGAATTAAAAAAAACAAAAAATGGATACATGTATAGTGGTTCTCTCAATCTTGAAGGCTGCATCGGCTTGACATCTTTGCCTGAGAATCTTTCCGTGGGTGATTCTATCGATCTTGAGGGTTGTACCGGATTGACCAATTATCCGGCTGTCCATAACTGCGGCAATGAAAACAGAACAATCTATATTAAGAAACAAAATCCTAAATTAATACATATAGGATGTTTTGTGGGGACCAAAAAAGAGGCAATCAACGCTGTAAAGCTAAAATACGGTCACGATTCAAATGATTATGTGGCCAAAATAAAAAAATGTTTCAAAATTGCAGAGTCAAAATGGGGAGGTAAATAAAAAATGGAAACAATCGGAATGTTCAAGCTGAATAAGATAAAAGAAACAAATCTAAAAATCGCGTCAAGGATCGGCGTTTCAGATCCTATGATTAGTTATTATAAGAAGGGAATTAAACGCCCGACGAAAGACAGAATTATTTCCAAGTTCGAAACGATTTACAATATAAAACCCGAGGACTGGGTTGTTTTAAGAGACGAGAAAAAACCAGCTCCATCATCAAATCCGGAATTGCGAGAAAATGCTATCAAAAATAAAGAAAATAGAAAGAATGAAACCGTAAAAATATCTATTCCTCATTTTCTTGACCAGTTTTCAATCCTTGAAGGTTGCCAGTGCCCGGTTTGCCATTTTTATAATTATGATCCTGGTCGAGATGTTTGTAAATTAATGGTCCGGGATATCACGGGTATTGATTGCCGGAACGAAAAAGTCGTTTTCATCAAAAAAGAGATCTGGGCAGAGTGCAATCATTCGAATACGATACCGGGTTGCGTTGTTCGCCACAAAACAAGTCATTTAAAATCGAATGTTATTCATGTCATGCCTCAAGATACCGGAGAATATAAATATGATGTAATCGTGAAGCGAGTTGACAACGGAGCTATACAGAAATGGAACATGATGAATCTTGAAGTTTTGGAGGAGTTAAATATATGAACATAATAAATTATGTCTTATCAATTGCTTGCGGATTGATTATTGGGGTTACATGTATATTGGCCGCCCACATGTTAACAGATACTATCCCGGTTGTTTATTGGTCCACATCAAAAGACGAATGCGTGAAAGTTTATGACGGATATCAAATAATCGAATGCAGTGAGTTCGATTTTTATGATGCAAAATATGAAAGGATTTGGGTCAAATGAATAATTGCAAAAAATGCGCTGTCTTTGTGTATGAACACAAGGAACGTGGCGACATAAAAGCCGTAAGCCTTAATGATGCCCAAAAATATGATTCCAGTCCAGAATGGTGGCTTATAGGTTCAATTCATGCACCGGCCTACATCGAGCATACTTTGAAAGAAAACCACGATCTAATCGCCAAAATGAAGGGTGAATAATGCCTACACCAAGATCAATTATCAAGGAAATGCAAATCAAAAAAGCCCGTGAAATGATGGAAGATGAAAACATTTGCAGTAATGACCTTTTGGCTTGCATTATGATCGCGGATGGGATATCAACAAGAAGGATGGCCGAAATGATCGACGTAACACCTACAGCCATTGTTTTTTGGTGTGATAAATCACAGAAGCCACGGCTTGAGAACAGGAAAAAATTATTCGATCTTTTTGGTATATCCATGACAAAATGGAAAAGCCGAACGAAAGGACGGTTCAAAATGACCTGTGATAAATGCAAAAAAGAAATGATCATTATAGACTGGAAAGATGGGAAAACCCAGTCTGAAACGATTTATGAATGCCCTGAATGTAAACACAAAGTCAGGGAATTTAAGAAAAAATAGGGCAGACTCCTGCAACGGAGCCGACTGATGCTAAGTTCCTGAACTACGTTACAATCAGTCAACATGTCATCCCCGTTTTTCCCAAACAATTCTTGGTTCTGCCCGTAACACATATGCGCCAGGATGAGAGATGATATAATTTTAAAAAAATTATATAGGAGAAGTAAAATGAAAATTTATAACATTCCCACAGGGAAAATCGCAATAATGGATGGAGAAAAAGGAAAACTTGAATTTCTTTCAATTGGTGATTATGGCGCAATAAATAATGTGAAAGCTGATTTTCTCGGATTAACAAAAGAAATTGATGGTGTTCCGAATGGAAAAATAATGCCGCTTGAAGAAAAATGGGTTGTTACAATTTCTTCTCAATACTCATGTGCATCGAATTGTAAATTCTGTGATGTGCCAAAAGTTAACAATGGCCGCGCTATTAATGCGACATACAATGATTTGAAAAATCAAGTTGTCAATGCTTTGAAATTTTATCCAGAAGTTCAAGCAACAAAAAGATTGAATGTTCATGTTGCAAGAATGGGAGAACCTACTTGGAATAAAAATGTAATAACTTTTGGAAAAGATTTGTTGAAAATCGTAAGACCCTATATCAATAGATCGCACGTGCATCCTGTTATATCAACTATGTTGCCAAAGAAAAATAAAAAACTCATGGAATTTTTAAATGAGTGGACAATTGAAATTAAAAATGAAAAATTTCGCGGTGCCGCCGGGCTTCAATTTTCTATCAATTCAACCAATGATGATCAAAGAAATGATATGTTTAATGGATCTTCATTGTCTCTTAATGAGATTTCAGAAATTGGTAAAAACTTAATTGATCCAATTGGCAGGAAATATGCTTTGAATTTTGCGCTTGCGGATGATTATGAAATTGATGCCAAAAAACTTAAATCTCTTTTCAATCCGAATAAATTTATGGTTAAAATTACTCCTTTGCATAAAACAAAATCATGTGATGAAAATAAAATCACGACTACAGGAGGATATGAATATTTCACACCTTATAAAAAAGTCGAAGAAGATTTGAAAAATGAAGGATTTGAGGTTCTTGTTTTTGTTCCTTCATATGACGAAGACCTCGGAAGAATTACGTGCGGAAATGCTATTCTATCTGGAACAAAACCAGAAGTTGAACATAGTGTGGAATATATTTGATTATGAAAAAACACATAAGATATTGCAACCCAAAACAAGGCCGGTTTAATTGGGAAAAAAGCCTAAATGACCTTCCAGAAAAACTTTCAAAATACGGAAGGGTAAAAGTAACTTTTGAAAAATATATTCCGATGAAAAGCCTTGACCAGCTTGGTTATTATCATGCCGGGATTCTCCCATTCCTTGAAAAAACACTTTTCAATGAAACAGGAATGGTGAAAGACGAATGGCACGAAGCATTAAAGGAAAAATTGGGCTTGAAAAAAATATCGAAATGTGGCACGTTTCAAATCACTGTTTCTCATAAAGACTACACCGAAAAAGACATGTCCGACTACATAAACAGAGTGATCGGATTTGCAAAAGATTTTTTTGGAGTAATCATCCCACCACCAATAACCATGGAGGAATATTTATGATCTCGCTTGGAAAAGTTTTTGAACCTGTCGGATATCCGCCAATGTGCAAATGCGGAAGATATGTTAGGCCGGAATTTTTAAACGAAACATCAAAACCGGCATATTGCCCAAATGTCCACCAAACAATCGGAATTTTTTACAAGCCGTCGAAACCCGCCAAAGATGGCTTGTGTGATGTTTGCCATGATCTGAAATCAAGGAGGTAGTTTTGGACTATCATGATTTTTTATTTAAAAAAAGGATAGTGCATAATCCTTCTGGTTTTGAGGTTGATACTTTTAATCCACTATTGATGGATTGGCAAATGGCATGTGTTCGATGGTCTTTATTTAAGGGGAAATCAGCATTGTTTGAAGGTACTGGACTTGGCAAAACAATACAATCTCTTGAATGGGCGTTTCATGTCAACAGGCATACAAATAAACCAGTCTTGATACTGGCACCTCTTGCTGTTTCAAAACAAACGAAAAGAGAGGGCGAGAAATTCGGATATGATGTAAATGTATGCAAAGATTCAAATGATCTTAAAAATGGAATAAATGTAACAAACTATGAAAAAATAAAAAATTTCAATATTTCAGATATCGGTGGAATTATTCTGGATGAATCAGGGATACTCAAGGATTTCGCAGGCAAAACAAGAAATTATCTTATTGAGGTTTTTTCAAAAACCCCATATAAATTATGCGCCACGGCCACACCTTCGCCTAATGATTATACAGAACTTGGTGGAACATCGCATTTTTTGAACATTATGACTCGGTCTGAAATGCTTTCAATGTTTTTTGTGAATGATACAAAAGATACGGGTAATTGGAGATTGATGGGCCATGTTAAAGATCATAGGTTCTGGGAGTTTGTTTCATCATGGGCGTTGATGATTTCGTCTCCATATGATATAGGATTCGATGGTTCAATGTATGATTTGCCAGATCTCATATATCATAATCATGTAATCCCATATTCCGGTGAAAATTCATCTCTTTTTGTCGAACCAGCAAAAACAATGCTCGAAAGGAATCATGCAAGAAAAGAGTCTCTAAAAGAAAGATGTGTTCGTGCCGCTGAAGTCGTAAATTCATCAACTGATAATCATATAGTATGGTGCAATTTAAACGACGAAAGTTCCGAGCTTAAAAGACTCATAAAAGATTGCGTTGAGGTCAAGGGATCTGACTCAGAAATCCACAAAGAACAATCCATGCTTGATTTTCAAGACAACAAGATAAAAGTCCTTATCACAAAACCGTCTATTTGTGGCCATGGTATGAATTGGCAGAATTGTAACAATATGTCATTTGTTGGACTGTCTGATTCATTTGAGGAGATGTATCAAGCAGTTAGAAGATGCTGGCGTTTCGGTCAAAAAAAACAAGTGCATGTAAATATCATAACAGGAGAAAGAGAGGGGCTTGTCGTAGAAAATATCAAAAGGAAAGAAAGGGATATGGAAATAATGAAGTCCGGTATGATTTCCCATATGAAAGAAATAATGAGAAAAGATATACTGAAGACGACAAGAAATGAAACCAAATATGAAACAAAAACAAAAATGAATATTCCATCATTTATAAGGGGATAGCAATGGAAATAATCGATCAAACAATTACAGACAACTTTGCAATGTATCACGGAGATTGCGTTGAGGTTATAAAGGGAATACCAGACAATTCAATCCATTATTCAATTTTCTCGCCCCCGTTCGCGTCGTTGTTCACATATTCAAATTCTGATAGAGATATGGGAAATTGCAAAACTGATGAAGAATTTAATACCCACTTTTCATTTCTTGTAAACGATCTATACCGTGTTATCATGAATGGACGTCTTGTTTCTGTGCATTGTATGAATATTCCAAGTATGAAAGAAAGAGACGGAGTGATTGGGCTAAAAGATTTCAGGGGTGATATAATCCGGTTGTTTCAAAAGGCTGGTTTTATATATCACTCAGAAGTTTGTATTTGGAAAGACCCCTTGATTGAAGCCACGAGAACAAAATCTCTTGGTCTTATGCACAAACAAATCCAGAAAGACAGCTCCATGTGTCGCCAAGGTCTCCCAGACTATATTTGCACGTTCAGAAAGCCCGGAGAAAATCCTGAAAGGATTGGACATCCTAATGGGTTCGAATCATTCCATGGAGAAAATGAACCTACAGAAAAAGGGATAAAATACAGTCACAATGTTTGGCGACGATATGCTGATCCCATCTGGCTTGACATTGACCAAACAAAAACTTTGAATTATAGAATGGCAAGAGACAAGGAAGATGAGAGGCATATTTGTCTTTCTGAAGGTTCCCTTGTTTTATCAAACGAAGGTTTTAAATCTATCGAATCCATAAACATCGGGGATCTTGTACTAACACACAATGGGGACTGGAAACCCGTTATAGCCAAGGAGTACACTGGATTCAAAGAGGTTGTAAGGACTAAAGCCACTGGCGTACCTAATCTTATAACAACTCCTACACATAAAATATGGTCAAGATCTTTGCAATATAAATATCATCCAACAAAGAAGTTTAATGACCCCGAATGGAAAGACGCTAAAGATCTTGAAAAGTGCTATGTGAATCAAAAACTTCCACCTGTAATAAGTGAAGAAATTTTGACGGATAGAGAATGGTGGGTAGTGGGTCGGTTTCTTGCGGATGGCCATGTCGGAACACGAAATGATTTTTTCATAAGTGTTGGGAACCACAAATATCAGGAGTTTGAAGACAATGTTGGGATTGATTTTTTTGGGAATAAACATATCATAGGCAATTCAACTCAATTCAGATTAAAAAAAGTTTCAAACAATTTGAAAACAATCCTTGAAAAATGCGGAAAACTTGCCCACGAGAAACATGTCCCTATTGAGGGCATTTGTTTGAATGAAAGACAATCGGAATTTTTGTTGTCAGGTTATTTATCAGGCGATGGCCATGTAGATAAACATGGAAAAACACATGCTACTTCTGTCTCAAGGGCTCTTTTGCTTGGAATGTCCATTGTTATTCAAAGATGCAAAAACAAGATTGTATCTATTTACCCAGGAAGAAAACCCGGGTATAAAATCATTGAAGGAAGAAAAGTCTATAAAAGACAAGAATGGATAATGCTTATTCCTAAGGATAATGCACATCATTCATTCGGGAAAATTGTTGAAGATGGGGCATGGAAAAGAGTGTCAAAAATTCAAGATGCTGGTTTTTCTCATGTGTGGAATATTAGAGTTCTTGATGATGAATCTTACACGGCTGAGGGGTGTATTGTTAAAAATTGTCCCCTACAACTACAAACAATAGCCCGTTGCGTTGAATTATGGACAAACAAAGGCGATACCGTTTTAAGCCCCTTTGGTGGAATAGGGTCTGAAGGTTATCAGTCTCTTTTAATGGGAAGAAAATATATAGGTATTGAACTTAAAGAATCATATTATAAACACGCCGTGAAACATCTCATGCAAGTCGAAAACAGACCAAAACAACTTGATTTATTTGGAGAGGAAATCATATGAACATTTACCTTGCAAGCCCATACAGCCATGATTCACGCACGATACGCGAAACACGATTCCAGAGCATCTGCCATGTCGCAGGTGTTCTAATGGAATGCGGATATACCGTATTTTCACCGATAGCCCATAGCCATACGATTTCAAACTATATCGGGAATCCGACTGAAACAGATTTTTATTTGAAACAAGATGTGACATTCCTTGAAAAATGGGCAGATGAAATGTGGATCATCGAGCTTGACGGCTGGGAAGAATCAAAGGGAATCAAGAAGGAGATTGACTTTTGCGTCAAACATGATATACCAATTAAAAGGTATGGGTTTGACGAAATAATGTTCTTAAAATCAAAGACAATGAGGTGAAAAAATGAACAGAAAAATAAAAAAGCTTGAATGGGAAAACCATTTGTTCAGTGTTGAAACTGCAAATGGGCATTTCGGCAAATATTATATCTATAAAAATCCGCTGAACAGGCATTTCAGAGTTGAATTTAACAAACACTTTCTTTCAGAACATGCGGATCTTGAATCAGCAAAAACCATCGCCCAGAATGATTTCGAGCGGCGAGTTATGGAGTGTTTCGAATGAATAAAAAATTAACAAATATAATGAAAGATAAGTGGTGTTTTTTATATCCAAAAAGAGACACAATGGAAGTAGACTTTATGCTTGGCTTTGAATCAGCTTGTGAATATTTAATCCCATTACTAAGAAAAGCGTCAATAGTCGTCCACGCTCATGCAGAAACCACACATTTGTTCGATGGTTTAAAGGGCCGGACACCAGATAATGAATGGGATATTCTTTCAAAAAAAATTTTTGAGGTGATTGAATGACCGACGATGATCATGATTTTACAACAATGAAAAGCCATAAGATCCGCAAAGATGCATACAACAAGGATTTTATGGAAATACCATTGCCGAAAATAAGGTGTAAGCGGCACCATTGGAAAAGTGGATGGGTTTGTGAAAATTGCGGAATGAAACGTGCTGACTACGAGCATTGCCGTAGTTTGGATAGGGCGAAGTATTACATCGTGAACTATGGAGAAAACGAAACTCGCAAGTTTGGACACTTGCACCACGCAAGAGAATTTGCTTTTGCGTACTGGCACGATGGTCATGAAGATTTTAAGGCGTACAACATTGTGCGTGTGTCGAACATGGGAAGGAAAATTATTCACCAACAAACAGGAGATAAACTGAAATGAACGAGACAGTATTACAATACGCCGAAGAGCTGCTGAAAAGATACAATGGGACGCCTGATGAATGGGAGCATTTGCAGGCCATAAAAGCCAGGCTTATATCCGCATCTCCTGAAATGCTTAAAGACGCATACAACAAGGGATTCCATGAAGGATATTCTCAGGGATTCGATGATGGATATCTTCACAATACAAGGCCACTTTCTATTTTACTTGTCTTTATTTCTTTTGCCCTTGCATTTGTTTCAATACTAAAATAAAGGAATTATAAATGAAGATTGTAAAACCATCTGTTGAATTATTTCCGATAACTAATGGCCATGAGAAAAAAGATTTAAATAAAGAGTGGCGATCCAAGGAATGTTCTGTTGATGGTTGTAATAGAAAAGTTCATGTTAAAAAGTATATTCTATGCCAAAAACATTATGACCAAATGCGCCATAATGGCAAAACAACACGGCTAACAAATACAGATCTAAATGAGTTTATATTTGAAGACGGTGTATGTAAGATTATTATCAGGGATAGAAGCCAAAATGAAATTTGTAACGCAATTATAGACACATGCGATTATGACCGAGTTAAAGAGTATAAATGGTCACTGTCAAAAAAATATGTCTACAACAAAAAAATGGGATGGTTACATAGATTTATTTTAAGAAAAGATTGCAACATTGACCACATAAACAGAAACGGACTTGACAACAGAAAATGTAATTTGAGACCAACAAATGTGTCATTAAATGCGGCGAACTCTAAATTGAACTCAAGAAACAATAGCGGATACAAGGGTGTGTCATGGTTTAAAAACGCAAAATTATGGAGGGCATATATAACAGTAAATGGTAAATTCATAAGTCTTGGCTATTATAAAAAACAAAAAGAAGCGGCAATGGCATACGATAAAGCAGCATTAATATATTTTGGAAATCATGCGGCGACGAATAAGGAGCTTGGATTGTTATGAAGATATTGAGTCAATCTGTAAAACTTGAAAGCGTGACCGAAAACCCAGAACGTCTCATTGAAAAACACGGCCGGATTTGTTGGGGGTCATATGATAAAATGACGGAAAATTCAGCTCATGAATTCATATCAAAACTGATCCGTCTTGGTCACCATTCTGTCATCGAACACGCCAATGCATCATTTAAAATTGTAGCTGATAGGGCAATATGTATGGAAATTGTAAGGCACAGAATTGCTTCATTTAGCATGTCATCAACAAGATATATACGATACAAAGACGATGTCCCATTTATTGAGCCTCCAGATTTAAACGAAGAACAACGGAGAGAATGGATAGAAGCGTGTGTTTTTTCTGAAAAAAAATATAAAAAGCTTTTATCAACTGGATGTTCACCACAAATAGCAAGATCTGTTTTGCCAAATTGCACAGCCGCAGAGCTTGCTATGACGGCCAATTTTCGGGAATTTCTCCATTTTGTAAATCTCAGAAGTTCAAAAGCGGCACATCCTCAGATCCGGCCTATTGCCATTGAAATCAATAACATCCTGGCCGACCATGCCCCTTCAATCTTTGAAAAAATGTAATACATCGTGGCCCCTAACCGGGCCACAAAAAAAGGATTTTTTATGGAAACACTACATTCTACATCTGGCCCGTCCGATGAAAGGTGCATTGAGTTTGACAACAAAATGACGGGAAAATACGATAAAGAACCATTTCAAAAACTCGGATACAATTCAATCCATATGTGCCTACGTGATAAGATCATGAACGGAGAAAACATCAAGGAAATATCAGATTCAACGGGATTGATCGCGGATACCATAAAAAACGCAGCGGTGCGAATGTATATGCGGATCAAGCCCATTAAGCGAGGTACCGTAAGCATAAATCAAATGCCATGGGGCAAACAAGACAGGCGTGGTCCTGGGCCATATCCAGAACACCCTTGTTCTGTTCCGTCATGCAAAAACATGACGACTCATAGATTCCTATGTTCCGATTGTTTTTTCAAAAACGGAGAACTTGAAGAAACGGATTATTTATGAAGAAAGTAAAACGTCTTTCAAGATCAATCCTGTTGAAATTATTTGAAAAAGTTCATGAACGGGATAACTACACATGTCAGATTTGTGGTAAAGAAAAATACGGTCTTGATTACCCACACCATGTCTTATTTAAAAGCCGTGGAGGATCAGACACAAACGAAAATTTAATAACTCTTTGCATGGAATGTCATCGGAAAGTACACGATGAAAAAATCAATATAAAGGGAGAATATCCAAATTTTGAAATAATTCATAAATCATGACATTTGTCAAAAAAAGAAAGGTGAAAAATGAAAATTATAGAACAATTCGAACAACTTCCAAAATGTTGCCAGACATGCAAAAGTATTTTGAGAACCGTTAGAATCCCGGTTTACCATTGCGCGTTAAAACAACATTTCCCCACGAAAAAGCACTCATGCAAACGTGAAAAAATGAGGATTGTTCCAAGATTTAAAAAATTCCTAAAGGACCATGGGGTTTATAACATGTATGTAATGAACTGCGATCCTGTTTTTAATGGGAATAGTACTAAAATTAAAGATCCATCGCTTTATCTTGCAAAAGCTTTCCTGTTCAGAAACACGTCTCAAGGATGGGAATTCTGGGTTGACCTTTGTTTTGAATGGGACAAGGTTTTGAAAAAAGAATACAATATTTTGGCGTAACTTGACAGATGTTTCATGGCGTTGTATTATTTGTGATAATGATAACAAGGAGAATGACAAGGATGAATGATTTTATTAAAAATTTGAGAATTTTTAGGGCTGGGAAAAAAATGTCACAGACAGATGTAGCGATAGCTTGTAAGGTTTCGCTTACAACTTACCAGCTATGGGAGCGAGGCGTAACAGAACCAAAGCCTGAAAACATGGAAAAACTCATAAAACTATTTAAGGGGTAATGAATGAAAGATATAGAGATAAGCGAGGGAAAACTTGAAGATATGGTTTTTGAGATTCTTAAAAATCCAGATAAATATCCTGATAAATTTAATTTTCTTGAACATTCTGACATTGTTTTTAGACAATTAAATTTAAGCAATTATGGGATACCTGATATTGTAACAATATCTTATGATATTTATTTTGGATACAATGTAAATGTTTATGAATTAAAAAAAGATGTTGTTGGAATAGATACTCTGATTCAAGCTCTTAGATATAAACAAGGAATAAGATCTCTACTATATGAATTTCAAGAAGAAAATTTGCCTATAAATATTTTTTTAATAGGTTCAAGATTCGATTCATCTAATGGATTATTCCAGCAAATATCAAAAGCTACAACCTCGGATAATGAATGTGTAAGAGTTGCAGAATATGATATCGGAATAAACGGAATTCTTTTCACGGAAAAAAAAACAGAACCATTAAAAATAACAACGAATTTTAATTTAAATAAAATAAAGTCATGTATTAGTTATGATGAGCATGAAACACAATATTTTTGGTATAAAAAAATTGATTCATGCCCAGACGAGATTTCAAGTATACTCAAAAAAATATTTGAATAACTGGAAAAATTATGGACCGTGGATATATCGCTATATGGCGAAAAATACAGGATCATGCATTCTATAAGGAAAAAAGACAATATTCAAAATTTGAAGCATGGGTTGACATGTTAATGGAGGCCCAACATTGTGAGACAGAAAAAGATGTTGTTATAAAAATGCGAGTTTTTAAAAGCGGTTATGGTGAAAGCCTAAAAAGCATTCGAACATGGGGATCACGTTGGGGTTGGGGCGAGGCAAAGGTCAAAAGATTTTTTGATTTACTTGCAAAAATGAATCAAATCCGTTATAAAAACGAAACAGTTACAACACGCATAACTATATTGAATTATTCATCATATGATCCAAAGCGTAACAGTTATGAAACACGACCGAAACGGGACCGAAACGGGACCGAAACGGGACCGAAGACAGACAAGAATGGAAAGAAAGAAAAGAATGGAAAGAATGATATATTATCTGATTCTCACGAATCAGACCAAAATGTGAAGGGGGATTATCCAGAATCATTTTTGAAATTTTGGGAAGCATATCCGAAAAGGGAGGGTATAGGAGCAGCATATAAAGCATATCAAAAAATAAAAGCGCCACGCCCAACATTAAAAACTATTCTTGATTCAATTGAAATACATAAAAAAACAAACAAATGGCAGAATAAACAATATATCCCGCTTGCTTCAACTTTTTTAAATCAGCGCAGATGGGAAGATGAATTTAGTGACGATGATTTTTCAATACCAAGGAATAAAGAAACACAAAACAAACTAAAATTCAACTTTAAGGGATAGATTCCATGGAAGAAAAAACCTTTGAATCATGTATTACCGATCTTTTTGAAACATATGGCCTGAAAGAACTTTCTGAAAAGCGTTTGGATCAATACTGGAAGCATCTTAAAGATTTCAAAGATGACGAATTCGTCGATATCTGCGAACGAATCATCCTTTCAGAGCGTTATTTCCCGGCCATCTGTGTTTTTTTCGAGACACAGCGTAAAATCAAAGAAGAAACAAGCTATCCAATTCTTGAACCGGCTCCGAGGGACTTCTAATGTCAACCGAAAAATTGTTCAATGTCGATGTTGAAGAATCTGTTTTATCGTCGTATCTATATGAAAACGAATCGTTTTTCAATTT